ATCTCTTTATTAGTATACAATGGAGTTATTATGGAAAATGAAAGATTAGCCCAAGAAGTATCTTCCATGAAAAAAGATATTAAGAATATACAGAAACATATTGAGCAATTAGAAAAAACACTTGCAAAAATTCCTTTTACCAGAGATTGGTTTCTTCAGCCGCAAGAAGAAGAGCCACCCTCGAAAACTGAGCGCTCTTTGCTGAAACTTCCCTAGGAATGAAATGAAAACTCCTTTACCCCCACACGATCACGGAAATCCTTTAGTAACATACTTTCCATTTGGACCTCCAATTGGTTATGCTGAATTACCAATAGAATTAGTGAATGATCTTAATAAAGGTTGTGATGATATTGTTAAGAATGAAGAATTATCTAAGGCCCCGGCGGGATGTCCACAGGAACTTTTAATTCCAAAAGATATTATTAATAAATGGGGTGAATGGCTTGGTACTCAAGTACGAATATATATAGCTGGATATTTTAATCAACTCCATATTCCAGAAAACAATATTAAAACAGCATCTAAAGAACAAATAATACAAAATATTAATAAAATGAAAATTGATGTTATATCTGCTTGGTATGTACGATCTTTTGCTGGAGACTATAATCCCATTCATACACATCTAAATTCAGACTTAACTTGTGTAGGATTTTTAAAAGTTCCAGATTTATCAGGTGAAAGTTTTAACGGAGTTTTAGAAGTTCTAAGTAATAGTAGGACGAATGCTGCAGCGGTTTATGAAAATGATAGCATAGGATTTTTCCCAAAGGTTGGTAATTGGTATTTGTTTCCTGCTAATCTAAGACATCTAGTATATCCTTTTGAAAGTGATGGAGAACGAAGATCATTTAGTATTAATATGAATACAAAAATGTTTGATGGACACATCAAAAACTGAAGAGGAATTACTATGATGCAAATAGAGATAGATTTCGAAACGGCTGATAACATTATTAAGACTTCACTGTTATATCAATATAATTCTATTAAAGAGGAAATTGAAAGTCAAAAAAGTATCGAATCTCCACAAGAGTATCAAAAAGAAGACTTGAAATACAATGAAAAATTTTTAGATGCTTGCATAACGGTATTAAAACATTATACTGTAGATGATGAACTGCCAAAAGAATTGAAAGATCAACATGAAAAAGAAATCAAAACGACCTGAGTATGAAAACTCTTCTGAAGCTTTAGAAGAAATATCTTTTAGGATAAACACTTTTATGACGCACCAATTGGAAAAAACAAATGGTATGACTGAAGCATTAATGGTAGCAGGATGTGTTGGTGCAAATTTATTTAAACTTTATGTAACGCTACTAGGAAAGGAATCCGCGCGAAAAGTTTTCTTGGAGATGAGCAAAACAGAACTCCCAGATGATGATTCGCCAACGATGCATTAATTATGAATATGTTAAAAGATAAAGTTATAGAGCAGCTTAAAACAGTATATGATCCAGAGATGCCTGTGGACATTTATGAGTTGGGATTAATATACGATATATCGTTTGAGGATGCATCTTCAAGTTGGAACCCTTTGAAAAAATCAACAGGGAAGACTTGTAAAATTCTTATGACATTAACTAGTGCATGGTGTCCTGTTGCTGAAGTGATGCCTGGGTGGGTAAGAGATGCTGTATTAAATGTTAAAGATATTGTTGGATGCGAGGTAGAGGTTACTATGGAACCACCGTGGAATCAAGAAAGTATGTCTGAGGCTGCTAAGTTAGAGATAGGAATAATGTGACATATATTCGTTCTAAAGAAACTATATGGCATTTTAGTTGCTATGATTGCAAGGGTTGGTGGAGTATAGCCGCGAATGATGGTTGGGAGCCGCGAGAAAATATCTATTGTCCTCACTGTGGAAAAAATCAGAGTGAGGGAACAAATACCACCAATTGGTCCAGCTTTTTTAATTATATAGAGGACACGGATAAGATAATATGAAAGCAATACTATTCTATGCGATATTTATATTTGGGGTTAGTACGCTTATGTTATTCGGATTTTTAGCAGGGTGTTAGAATATAAACCGTATTATTATGATCGTGTAGCATATGCGAGAACTCTTTCACACTGGGATCATATGCTGATGGAAGATTTAGTCGAAGCATGTCATGAGTTGTTTCAAAAATATTTACCGATGTGGGATCAACTGTATATGTTAAAAGTATTATCGTATGGAGAGCTACAAAGAAAGTACAAAGATGAATAAAGGTAAGCAATTGATAGCCTTTCTTTTCTATCCTACGGTAAGTCCAATGTACCTAGCTTTAATTATGGTAGCAATCGTAGTATTGCTTAATGTAATATGATTGGTGATAAATTAGTTGAAGGATATATAGTGATATGAATGAGTTTTTGAAAAATGTAGTGAAAGAGATTGGTAATGAGTATGCCACTCTTGCCGTTGATGGGATTGAAGCAGGAGATGTAAACTCTTATATTGACACAGGTTCCTATATCCTTAATGCTCTCCTGTCTGGTTCCATACATGGTGGGCTTCCCTCTAATAAGATAACAGCTCTAGCGGGTGAAAGTGCAACTGGTAAGACATACTTTGCAATGGGTATTGTGAAGACGTTTCTGGATGCAGATTCTGATGCAGGGGTTATCTATTTTGAGAGTGAAAGTGCAATTACAAAGGAATTGATTATCAGTCGAGGCATTGATGCAGATCGTATGGTAATTTTTCCTGTTTCAACCGTACAGGAGTTTCGGCATTCAGTATTGAGAATACTTGACTCGTATCTTGCACAAAATGAAGCAGATCGTAAGCCGCTCTTTCTTTGTCTAGACTCTCTGGGTATGTTATCTACTACGAAAGAGATGGAAGATACTGCTCTGGGCAAGGAAACAAGGGATATGAGTAGGGCTCAGGTTCTAAAAGCTGCGTTTCGGGTCATGACCTTGAAACTAGGCCGAGCGAAAGTCCCGATGCTAGTTACGAACCATACCTACGATGTAATTGGGAGTATGTTTCCTCAGAAGGAGATGGGTGGCGGCAGTGGTCTGAAATATGCTGCATCATCAATTATTTATTTATCCAGAAGAAAAGAGAAAGTCGGTACAGAGGTGGTCGGTAGCATCATTCATTGCAAGAATCATAAGAGTAGATTGACGGTAGAGAATAAAATTGTTGATGTACGGCTGACATATGATAAAGGCCTGGACAGATACTACGGCTTACTGGAACTCGGCGAGAAGTATGGGGTATTTAAAAAGGTATCCACACGGTACGAGTTGCCCGATGGGTCTAAACAGTTCGGTAAGACGATATTAAACGATCCTCAAACATATTTTACCGAAGATATTATGACTAAGCTAGAAGAAGCAGCTCAAAAAGAATTCAAATACGGAAAATAAGTGTTGACAATGTGTTCTGAGAATGGTATACTATTCATTATGTCTATATTAGTATTATTGGCTACAGGGTTTTTATTATATTGGTTTATACGTCATCCAATAAAATCTTTTAAATATATTTTTATAGGAACATGTTTATTATTATTGGGTGCCATGGCATGGTGTGGAGTAATGTATGGTCTTGCCCTTGTTTAACATTAGTAAGGAATAAGTGAAATGAATATTGGTGACAATGTAGAATATGAGAATGAATATGGCGAGAAGTGCAAAGGGCCTATCGTGAATATTCAATCTGACATGGATTCGTATGATGAGATGCGATTGAAGAATGGAGTTCCCCTCTATTATTCTAAGAAGCTCAAGAAGTTTGTACCTGTAAAACCGAAGAACATGGATTCTGTGTTTGTTGAGGTATTTAAGGGAAACAATGTTAATGAGTTTATAAGGTTCTCGAGCGTTGCATGATTTTTTGGAAATTTATGATGATTATACCTATGCGACTTGTGATGAGATTATAAAATTCTTTGATCAAACGTATACGTCCACACCAGCTGGACTGAAGGCATTTAATCGTAATCGTCAAAAGATTTGTTCGACATTGACGTTGAATTTTGGTGAGGATTGGAAGATTAATGATCTTGTTTATGCATTTGTTAAGGTTGCAATAAGAAAATATAGGGAAAAGTATGACTATCTAGACAGAATAGATAAGATTAGTCAGTGGAGATTATGTCCTTCCTATAATATTCAGCGTTATAACGGTGCAGAGGAAGGTTTCTTTTCTTTACATAATGAAACTTCTGGTTCTTATCCATATCGTATGCTTGCATGGATGATTTATTTGAATAATGCGTTATGTGGTACACACTTTCCATATCAGAAGAAAACAGTTACGCCCAAAACAGGCAGAACTGTTATATGGCCTGCAGCATGGACTCATCCACATAGAGGCGTCACTCCGAATGAAGGTTTAAAATATATAGCCACAGGTTGGTTTTACCATCTTCCAAAAGGAGAACCGAAATTTGATGGTCGTCATCCTGATGAACAACGCATACAGGAGATTGTGGTGTGAGTGCGTTAAGTGATTTGGTATATGGAAAGAATAATAAACCTTGGCCTCACTTTATTGACAAGTATCCTGTTAAAGTAAAACAGATAACAGAGTTAGATAATGATCAACTGGAAATAGATATACGAGAGGAAGGAGATTATCTAGGGGGCAGAACCGCAGCAAAATGTTTTATGACACGCTGGGATATGCATAACTTTTATCATTCGTTTGTATTTGTTGCAGATAAGGCAATGGAAATTGCTAATGATTGTCCTCTTGCAACAAAAACGAATACCGATGGTGTTCCCGTGAAGGTTTCTCTGCATCTTAACGATACTTGGGGATTGATTTATAATAAAGGCCAGTCTGCGAAGATGCATAATCACTGGCCTTCTCTCTGGTCATATACTTATTGTGTGTTTGCTTGTGAGAAGTGTTCTCCTCTGGTATTTCCCAATGCACAAGAATCTTTAAGTGTAACTCCAAAGACTTCTCAGATGATTGTTTTCCCCGCATGGTTACAACATGAAGTACCAATGCATACTTGCGAACATGACCGTATTATGATTTCTGGCAATATTACATACAACGCCGGTAATCAAATAATTTAATTTAAAGGTGACGAAGGTGAGCCATTTTCGATTTATTGAAAAAAATATTGATGTAAGTAATATTGTTGCTGACATCAGGGCATCAGATTGGGATGTAGCAGGAAATTTAAAGGGAGCTGCAGGGGATTTAAAACCATATGGATTTCTACCATTAACTATGGCTGTTGTTAATAATACGGAACGTGGTGGTTTTGGTGATGCTCACAATACTGAAATACAAAAAAATACTCCCATGTTTAGTAAGTATCATGGTATTAGAAAATGGTTAAAATCTTATAAATTGCATCGACATTCACGAGCTGCATTTTTTAGATTACGGCCTGGGGAGAGCGTTGGTTGGCATGTAGATAAGGGTACATATTATCTTATGAGAGATAGGTATCATTTATCTTTACAGGGTGTTTACGAATATACTGTTGGGGATGAAATGCATCTGATTGAGCCAGGTACATTTTTTTGGTTTGATAATAAAAACTACCACTCAGCATATAATTGTGGAGATATTGATAGATTAACATTTGTATTTGATGTACCTAAAAGTAAAAGGAACCCATAATGATTCGTAATTTTGTAAGAGGATTTGATAATGCACTTTCTTTTGACCTATGTGACTCTCTTATAGACTGGTTTGAAAGTTCTCCAAAGAATGTAAGAATTGAAGAACCCAATCGTGTCAGTCGTAAGGATAAGCAGATATGGCTTCCAGAAAATTCTGCGTTATATGAACCAGTACACAAAGCTACTATGGACATGTTACGGGAATACTTGGAAGAGTTTCCTTATGCATATAGAGGGGCAAAAATTTTACTTACGCCCGAAATTAAGATACAACGTACAAATCCTATGGGTGGGGGTTTTCACAATTTCCATGCGGAAATAAGTCATTGGGAAAACTGTGCCAGAGCTCTGGTATGGACTATCTATCTGAATGATATTCCGAAAGATGAAGGTGAAACAGAATTTCTATATGAGAAGCTACGCATACAACCAAAGGAAGGAATGGGTTGTATATTTCCTGCTGCATGGATGTATCAACATAGAGGTAATCCTATACACACTCATCCAAAATATATTGCTACAGGATGGTATTGGTATCCAGAGGAGCCATCATTACCACAAGTGAGGTTAGCATGAGTTCACTAAAATCAATTGTATCTAATATAGAAAAAGAGAAGGCATTAGAGGAAAAGAAACTTAGGCAACTAAGAACCAATATACATTCTCAATCTTTTCGTGTAAAGTATCCCGTTGTACAGAAAGATTATTCAAACGAAGAACTTCAGAAACGACTTGCACAGGCATGTAGGGATATTGGTGATGTTCAAAAGTCATCAACCAATGTACAAGCAAGTATGACTGGCTGGTATATGCACGAAACCAATCCAGATTTTATGGAAGTGTGTCGTATGGCAATTGAATTGGCGTATGATAATTCTCCAAGACAGGGTGTTCCGTTAATGCCATATGATTGTTGGGGTGCAATATATTCTAAAGGAAACTATACCAAAACTCATGAACATTGGCCTCAGATATGGAGTTGGGTGTATAATGTGGAATGTTGTATTAACTGTGCTCCATTGATCTTTAATGATTCCTCACATTCAACATTAACTAAAAGTGGTAGCATGATTTTATTTCCCGGCTGGGTTCGACATTCTGTACCAGAACATCAATGTGACCACGATAGAATTATTCTAGCAGGAAACCTTGGAATGAATCCGTGGCAGTTGATCTTGGGAATGGAAAAGAGAAATGCTTCGGGCATTAGTGAAGAATTCAAAAACATGGCTGAGTGGTTATACTAAATAAATTTTATGCTTAACAAAGAACTTAAAAGATATAGAATAGTATCTATAAAAATTGTAGAAGATGATTTGAGTGAACAAGATGCTCAAACTGCTTATGATATGTATAAAGCTCAAGGTAAAGATGATATTTCTATTGAGAAAATTCCTATAACTGGTTACGGACGCGACCCAGACCTTCACTAATCCTTATAAATAGTTCAGAATACTATTAAAGGATTATTATGGCAGAACAAAGTTATTTTATGGGTCAAGATGGATTCTCTTGGTTCGTTGGTGTTGTAGAAGACCGAAATGATCCTTTACGGCTTGGCCGTGTGCGAGTTCGTTGTCTTGGATTTCACACATCAGATTTAGGGAAGCTTCCAACCACAGATTTGCCGTGGGCTCATGTTATGCATCCTGTAACAGACCCATCTATGCAAGGTATGGGTAGCACTCCATCTTTTCTTGTTGAAGGTAGTTGGGTAGTTGGTTTCTTCAGAGATACACAAGAGAAACAACAACCTCTTATTATAGGATCATTGCCAGGCATCCCTGACGAAGCAGCTGATAATAGATATGGTTTTAATGATCCTAGAGGGTCTACTTCAAAACAAGTAGAATATGCTGGTAATGTATGGAATGGCCCATATCCAGTAGATGGCGAAGATTCTACAATGCCATCTGGACATGAAACAGGAGAAAGTGATACTAATAGATTAGCTCAAGGTTCGACTTCAGAAACACATCAATCTCTTATTAATAGACGATTACAACGTCTACGGGGTGATCCAACAAAGGTTGATACAACTATTGGTGTTGATGACAACGGTGATGCCAGAACGGCCGCGCTCTACGGTGCATTGGGAACTGGCATCCCTACTGCAACCAAACCGTATCTTCAATCTGTATCTGATGCTGCTGTAGAAGAGACTCGCGGGTTTTGGAATGAACCTGATCCCAAGTCGATTAAAAAGAGCGCTAATCCATATGTGTCATCTCAATATCCATATAATCATGTGCATGAAAGTGAATCGGGACATATACATGAAATAGATGATTCACCGAATCATGAAAGATTGTTTACTCAACATACATCAGGAACTTTTGAAGAAATACATCCTAATGGTAATAAGGTTGTTAAAGTAATTGGTGATAACTATGAGATTGTAGCTGGTAGTTCTAATGTTTCTATTTCTGGGTCTGTTAACATAACAGTGGAAGGAACAGTAAGAGAATTAATCAAGGGAGATTATATTTTAGAAGTAGAAGGAAACTATACTCAAAAGGTACATAAGAATCATTTGGTAAAAATTGGAGCTGGTGAATCTGGTGGAAATCGTGAAGAGGAGATACGAGGTAATCATGCACAACAAATTAATGGAGATAGAAAGACACGCATAACTGGACTTGATGATACTATCATTGAAAAGTCTAGACTTATAATTATTAACGATACAGATAGTTTAAGTGTTGTAAATGATATTAATATTGGTTCAACTGCTGGAAGTATAACAACTGTAGCTAAAAATAATTTATCCACTACAACTGTGTCTGGTATTACTTCATTCAAGTCTGGTGATAAACTTAATATGAAGTCAGCAGCTACTATGACAATCAAATCAGAATCTACAACAGATTGGACTTCTGTTGGTTTGATTACAGAAACATTCCAAGGTTCGCATACTAATAATACTACTGGTACACTTGATCTGAATGTCAGCACAGAAGTTGATATTGATTCTGCAATAATTAATTTGAACTAATGGCACACGAATTTAAAATAATGAATCAATCGGGAACAATTACAACGTATACAGATTATGATGCTATTCCTAATGATTCGACATTAAAACATGTTATTAGTTTTATTCCAGACCTTGGTACAGAAATAGATTCAAATGAAATGTTGTTAGAAAGTGAAACTTTAGATTCTGGAGAAACAGACAATTTTGTTGAGGAGTCAACAACTGGTGATGGAGATAATTTAGTTTTAAATGCCACAGATTCATCATCATCAAATACTGGTGATAATTTAATAACGGAGTTTACTGATGGAAGACATAAATTAGTACCAGAGAATTTTGAAACTGGTTCTGAAAATCATTTGATGTTAGAAACAGCATCAACAATGGGTGGCACGAATCATTATCATCCTATGGTCGGAACTCATCATACAGATGGGGATGGTCATACAGCGGCTGAACACAGAGAGATTGCACTTTGGAATTATAGATTGCAAACACTTATAACAACGGAGAGTACAAATGCCAGCAGTAACTAGAATAGGAGATGCAGATATTCCACATTGTACTGGTATGACCAGAGCAGAGGGTTCACCTAATGTTTATGTGAACGGAATCAAATGGAGTAGACAAGGAGATAATAATACAACTCATCTAAAGCCTGGCGCTCCTTGTCCTCCTCATGCTAAACCTATAGCAACTGGATCATCTACAGTTAAAGTTAATACAAAAGGTGCTGGCAGAATAGGTGATGGCATTTCTGGTTGTACTTCTGTTGCCGCCGGAAGTTCTGATGTATTTGCTGGAGGATAATCATGGCTAATCTTAAAGTTCCAAATCTGTGTGGTACAAGTCTTGAATTTAATTCTATACAAACTGCGTTTGAAAAATTAATAACTGGTGCTCTTGATGGTTTAGAAGTTGATGCTTCAACTTTATCATCTACTACACTTTCTGATTTTAATTCTCTTGAATTAGAACATAGAGGTTTAATATCAGAAATACCAGCACTTCCTAGTCTTAACTTACAATCATTGGTAACAAGTTTATCAAGTTTAACGACAGGAAGTTCTGAGCATACTCAATTGTTATCTAAAATCACAACTGATTTTGGAACACAATTGACTGATGGTGGATATGACTTAGGTACTTTAGTTACAAGCGCGCTTTCCGCAATACAGGGTGGAACTGATCTATGCTCAGCTGTTCCAAATTTTGAAAAACCTGCTGACGGTTTAACGGCAGCTGCAGAGAAGGCTGTAGAATCTAAACAACCCACTGTAGATTCAGCAGAAGAAAAAACTTCTACGTTGTGGACAAATCCTGATGTTGTTGCACAGAGAGCTGAGTTAGGAGTTAAGGTTCAAAAGATGATACCCGAACCATCTACTGATGTAGATGTTGTCGCTGACACTGTTACATCAACAACACCTCCTACAGAAGATACAGGTGCTTTTAAAGTTGCTACAGAAACTTCAAACGTAACAACAACTGAGGGTATTAAAGTTGAGACTACAACTCCAGAAAATTCGATTACATCAACAAAAACTATTACTAAAGTAGATGAATCAAATTCAATAAAAACTCAAACAATTATAACTTCTGGAGGAGGAGTAACGACAAGAACACGAGCAAATACAGCTGAGAAAGGATTTACTGGTAGACCAGTTACAATGAGAGAAGAAATTACCGAAGAAGATTTTACGTTTACGAGTTCTTTTCCTTACGATTATGAAATCGAATTAAAACATGTGCCGCTTACTATTCTTTCTGTTAGAGGTTACAATGATAGCAGTACGAAAAAATTTAAATGGGTAACAATTATTAAGTACGATTCGCCCAAGGGGCTCGAAATTGGCGGTGAGATATTCCAGCGTAATCTTGACCGCAATGCCGGGAAAGAAGTAGCTCCGAAAGCATTTATTGATCGTTGGACTTTGGACGGTAAAACATTGACAATAACTGATGGACGAGGTGCCGGCTATGGACCATCTGACGTAAAAGGTGATCCCGAGGCGACATCAGCTGGTGAAGGACCATATTTTAAAGTAAAATATAGATATGCGGATACTTATGACCCACGTTTTGTTAATAATGATTAAGACTAATGATTATAATAAAAAATACTATCGTAACCGTGAATGTTTTTTATTGGATGCCAGATTCTCAACACATCCTTCAACAGTTCGTTTGGCAGACAGATGATATAAGACCAGAATATCCAAGAGTACATGAGTTTTTAAATTATTGGTATGATAATATTGAAGCAGTAATAGAAGAAATTAAGATATATTAAATTACATCTTATAAATAATATAAACAGGAGTTTATAATGCCAACACCAACTGCTTTTACAGATTCACAAGCATTTAATGAATCTGAACGGAGTATTAAACAGTATTCCGATTTAGACCTTTTCTTTGGAAAGAAATCAGCGTCTAATGATATTAATAAAGTAAATGATATTCAAGCAGTGAAGCGTTCTGTTCGAAATCTTGTATTGTTGAATCATTATGAAAAACCCTTTCATCCAGAAATTGCGTCAGGGGTCAGAGATGTATTGTTTGAAAATATGACTCCTACAACTGCTCATATTCTTACAAGAAAAATTGAAATGGTGATTAAAAATTTTGAACCAAGAGCAAGATTAATTGGTGTAAAAGCTTCACCAAATTTAGATCGTAATGAATACGAATGTACTATATCATTTTATGTTGTAAATGCACCAACCGAATTAGTAGACCTAACGGTATTTCTAGAAAGATTACGATAATGGCAATAAATGAATCAAGACTAAACGTAACAGAATTTGATTTTGATGAAGTAAAAAGCAATCTTAAACTTTTTCTTAAAGCACAAACAGAATTTAAAGACTATGATTTTGAAGGTTCTGGTTTAAACATTCTATTAGATGTTCTTGCATACAATACACATTATCTTGGATTTAATGCGAATATGCTTGCAAATGAAATGTTTCTTGATAGCGCATCCTTACGATCTAGCATTATTTCTCATGCAAAAACTTTAGGGTATATTCCTATATCTGCTAAAGCAGCTAAAGCAATTATTGATGTTACATTAAACACTACTACATTTGCAACAGCAACAATGGATGCTGGAACAGTATTTACAACGAGTGTTGATGGAACGGATTATCAATTTGTTACTGCTTCAGATGTTACTGATTCAAATATTGGTTCTGGCATTACCTTTAATAATGTTCCTGTTTACGAGGGAACTTATGTGACCACAAGATATACAGTTGATTCATCTGATGTTGACCAAAGATTTTTACTTAGAAATAATAGGGCGGATACAGTTACATTAACAGTTAAGGTGCAAACTTCTTCAAGTGATACTACATTAAATACATATACACAAGCAACAGATATAACTCAAGTTGAAACTGGTAGTAAAGTTTATTTTTTACAAGAAGTAGAAGCTGGACTTTATGAAGTGTATTTTGGGGATGGAGTAATTGGTGCAGCATTGTCTGATGGTAACATTGTAATTTTAACTTATATCGTAACTAACAAAACAGTTGCAAATGGTGCTTCTATATTTGCAAATTCAACAAGTATTGGAGGTGTTACTGATATAGCAATTTTCACGCAATCTGCTGCGAGCGGTGGTGCTGAACCAGAAAGTTTAAAATCAATTAAATATAACGCACCTCTTGATTATGCATCTCAAGGAAGATGTGTTACTGCTGAAGATTATAAAGTTTATGCAAAGAAATTATATCCTACTGCACAATCTGTATCAGTGTTTGGTGGAGAGAGTGGTTCTTATGATACAAGTCTTGGAGCGATAAGTACGGCTGAATATGGTAAAGTTTTTATTTCAATTAAAGCTTCTACGGGTGTTAATTTAACCACAGTAGAAAAAACGCAATTGGTTACTGATTTGGCACCATATACTGTTGCATCAACTGTTCCTGTTATTATTGACCCACAAACAACTAAATTAATTTTAAGTGGAACATTTAAATATAATAAAAGTAAGACAACATATACTGCCAAAGAACTAGAGACTTTAGTTGATACTACTTTGAAAACTTATAGTACTTCTGATCTTGAACAATTTGAAGGACTATTCAGACATTCAAAACTATTGGGACTTATTGATAACACAGATACTTCAATTACAAGCAGTGCAATAAATGTTACGGTAGGACAATTATTTACACCTACTACTAGTGCTTCAACTGCATATACAATTAATTTTAACAATGCATTTTATAATCCACATTCTGAACACAATAAATCTGCTGGTGGAGTGATTGCATCAACTGGATTTTATATAAGTGGTGATGCGACAAACATACAATATTTTGATGATGATGGTGCCGGCAATTTAAGAACATATTATCTTGTGGCGGGAGTAAGGACATATACAGATTCCACTGCTGGTACTGTGACATATTCAACAGGTAAAATTGTTACTGATGGAATTTATATCACTTCTGTAGCTGAGGTTGATGGTGCAGCATCAGACGAAATTCGTATCACGGCCGTCCCAGATTCCAAGGATATAGTTCCAGTTCGCAATCAAGTGTTAGAAATTGATTTTATCAATACTAGTATAACAGGAGAAGTTGATACGGTTGCGGTTGGAGATAGCGGTGCTGGTACAACGTATACTGCAACGTCTTCTTATACACCAACATCGAGTTATTAAAAATGCCGTTTGATAATAATCCAACAGGAAAATTAAATACTAAGATAAGCCCTCTTATTGATGGTCAACTGCCTGATTTTATTCAGTCAGACCATCCTGTATTTTCTCGCTTTCTAAAACATTATTATCAGTATCTTGAAGCTGGAGAACTTCGTCTTACTGTAAATATTGATAATCTTCTTTTGGAATTAACAGCAGCATCTAATGTTTTGGATGTCGATGGAAATAAAATTGTTTTAGAAAGTGGATCGGGAAGTGATGGTAAGTTTACGGTTGGTGAAACGATTACTGGTGGAACCTCAAAGGCAACTGCTACGGTTCTTGCTGATGATTTGAGTGCAAGTACTCCAAGACTCTTTATCACATCACAACAAAGATTTATTACGAGAGAAACTGTAACAGGTGGAACCTCTGGGGCGTCTGGTACAGTTACTAGGTATCGTGCAAATCCTGTGCAGACCATACAGCAATTATTGAACTATGCTGATGTTGATAATACAATCTATGATTTTCTAGATAATTTCCGTGATGAGTTTATGAACGCAATTCCTCTGACATTAGCAGATGGAATATCCAAAAGAAATCTAATTAAAAATATTCGTGAGTTGTATAGGGCTAAAGGAACATCTGAAGGTCATAAGATTTTCATGCGTATGTTGTTGGGAGAAACTGCTGATGTAACTTATCCAAACAAATATATGATGAGAGCATCAGATGGTAATTGGGCAAGTAAAACAATTATGCGAGTTGCACCTCTTACAAATATTGCTGTTGCCGAAGCAGTTGGTGGAACAATTATAGGTGGATCATCTGGTGAGAAAGCAGTTGTAGCTTCTGCCACATCATTTAGTGAAGGTGCAACTGCTATTGTAGAGTTTGAACTCAACAAATCATCTCATAGTGATACTTTTGCATTTACCGATGGTGAAACTGTAACAACCACTGCTAAAGATTCAGATGTGAGTATGACGTTCACTGTTAAACGAATAGTGGATGTTCCTGTAATTACAAATTCAAGTGCGTTATATACAGTTGATCAGGATATTGAGTTTGACACAAATACTAATATTGGTAATGGTTTAGCAACAGCTAGAATTAATAATATTAATACAGGTCAAGTAAATGGAATTGTTGTAGATGATGTTGGAAGTAAATATGAAGTAGGTGATACTCTTACATTTACCACTTCTGATTCTAATACAAAATCTGCCGAAGGATTTGTTTCCATTATTGATGGTTCGTTTTTATTGGAAGGTACTGACAAGGCTTCAACGAATGAAAATGATTACATTCTTGCTGAAAGCGGTACTACAACACATATTGATTATTTTGAAGTTGCACTTGAAAATGAAACAGGAAATCTTCTTTTAAATGGAACTGATGCTTCTTCTTCTCATGCTGGACATGATGTTTCTTTGGAACCATCAATACAACAAGAAAGTAATGATACCTATAGTACGGACACAGATAGATTTCAGATAGAAGAAGGTACAGATTATAGTGGTGGTATTTATAGAGCAGTCATTAAAAATAGCGGCGGTGGATATCTAACTATTCCTACGGTAACACTAACATCAACAACTGGTACAGGAGGAGCTCTTTTAGCAACAACAGATAATATCGGTTCAGTTGGTGAAGTACGAATGACAAATCATGGATTTAATTATAGTGCTGTCCCTGCAATGGCATTTCAAGCAAACTTCACGTTAAAAGATGTATCTGGAACTTTTGCAGCTAAAAATACTCTTACTACCCACACAGGAACAGTTAAGGCCTGGGATTCTACTAACAATATTTTAACTACAACCTTTGAGGATGTTGTACGAAAAACATTGGAGACAGGTGAAAGTGAAGGATTTTTACTTGAGGATGGTAGTAGAGTTGGAAGTGATGTAGTAGTTAGTACCGTTGGCATAAACAATTCTATTGAAACTGGAAATAAAATAGTAGATGCTGATGGAAATAAAATTGTTTTAGATAATGAAGATACTCTAGACGGATATATTATTATTGAATCTGGAAACGGTCTTCCCGCTGGAAGTGCATTAGTAATGGAATCTCCTAATGATTCATTTATTCCACCCCTACAATTAGAATATAATTCAAGAGATGGAACCAATGTTGGTGATGGTATTGCGAATGAGGATGGTACAGAAGATGTTTTACTAAATGAAACTTCTTTCTCTCTTGGTGATAATACTAATGAGCGACAACACCCTAGATTTCTTATAGAGGAAGCTCAATTAACTGCTGCAAGATCGTCTGGTGCTGGTACTTTTCTTATAATAGATAATTATTTAGATGAAGAAGCAGAAAGTACTATTCTTCTTGATGGAACCGATAGTTCGCAAACTGATGCTGGTAGTTTATTATTAAATGAGAATGATGGTGACAATAATACTATTCGCTTAAATGGTACTGATTCTGATTCAAGTGATGCTGGTGCTAAACTTCTTCATGATATAGAAACTGCTTCTGGTGTTATATCACTTAACGGAACAGATTCCGACAGTACGAATGTTGGTGATGATATTATCAATGAGGATGCAATAGATTTCTTCGCTGATGCAACTGCTGCAAATCCGTATCCAACTACTATCACAGATTCTGGCAGCGCAACAGGAACAATCGTTAAAGCTAATATTGCAAAAGGAACCTCTGCAATTGCAGTTACCACCGAAACTGATAAGTCTTATGGCATAAACATTGAAAGTCTTATTGGTGAGGATTTAAATAGAATACAAGATTCTTATTATTATCAACAGTTCTCATATGAAGTGGAAACTGGGTTTGGTACAGCAACGTATCTGGATCAATTAAAGAAAGCTGTACATCCAGCTGGCTGGGCAGTATTCGGTAAAGTTAAAGTTGCATCTTCGATTTCTGTTGCAGTTACAAATGCAGGCTCATCTCTTGGTGGTGGTTGGTATAGTGGTCTTGGTGTTACTGCACCAGAAGATAAATTCTCGCCAATACTTGCTTCTACCTTTGAAGTTCTATTCTCTGAAGCAATGCAGCGCCGTCTTGGTGTTATTGATATTGTGAATGGCGCATTTGAGGAACATATAGTCTTAGAGGAATCTGAAGACCTTAAAGTTGTAGGTGATTCTATTATTCTTGATGGAACGGATGGCAGTTCTACTAATGCTGGTTCTTATGTTACAGAAGAAATACCATTATTCCATTTTAATGACTTTACTGGTGTTCAACTTGAAGATGGTACTGATACTGATGCTGGAGGATATGGTGTTATTAAACTTAACGGCACAGACTCTTCTTCCACAAATGCTAACGATAGAATTATATCAGAGAAATCTGTAGCGGTTTCTGCTAATATAATTATGAACAGCACTGAAGGTTTAACTAGTCAACCAGCGTCACCTGATGCTGGTGGGGATATTCTTCTTGACGGTACTGATTCAGATTCTACCAATGCTGGAGATTCTATGGAGCTGGAAGATGCATCTGCTGGAATCGTTTTCAACAAGATTGGGTTGCAAGGAAATCAAGTACTCACTTCATTGTTGAATGAGGATGGTGGTTCGCAACAACTTGAAACTTCTTTCAAGGGTGGTGGACCTAATCACGATGTTTCCCTTGTTTCTTTTATTACAACAAAGATACATATTCCACAATCCACTCCAAGACATCTATCAACTGGTTTGGTAACACTTGCAAGAAATCCTTTTCACAATCCTTTATCAAAATTTGAATTGGAAAAAGGAACGGCAACAAGTGGGTATCTTTTGGTAGATAATGATGTATTTCAAACACCTATAGGAGCAAGCAGCGGCGCTGCGCGTGATGAAGTTGTTGTAGATGCTGGAGAAAACTTTATTTTGGAAGATGCAGCTGATGTTAATAATAACTCTAGTTTTACATTTGAAAATATTGGAGAATATTCAAATGATAATATTGTTCTTAATGGTACAGATTCTTCATCTACGAATGCTGGAGATAATGTAGTTCTTAATGGTACAGATTCTTCATCTACGAATGCTGGAGAATATTTAATTACTGAAAGTGTATATCTATACAATTCTTTCATACTAGAAGATATTATTAGACCTTCATTGCTTGTTTTGGATTCTCATATAGATGCTGGTTTTGGTCGCATAGGTGGTTCAACACCAGTAAAACAGACAGCAATAATTTTAGAAGAGAGTAACGAGAGTGGTTTCTTCATGCAAGAAAATGAAACAACGGCTTCTGGTGCTCACGGAGATAACATACTACTTGAAAACAGAACTGGATTTGGAACCAACAATAAATTAGAACTAGAGAGTGACAGAGTAATAGTTGAAGATAAGATTAACGAAGGAACAATACCATTTCAGAATTATCTTAATTCTACTCTGGAACCAATTACAAGGTCAGCTGATATTCTGATTTCAGAGTATGGAGCTATAGATTTGGAAGATGAATCGGATGGTGCAATATTATTAAACGGAACAGATGGTTCTTCCACAGATGCGGGTGGAAGATTTAGATTTGAACTCGCAACAGACGATAATATTAATTTTAATTATCCAAATATAGCAGCATAAATGATGTATAATACGTTATAAATAGAATAATAAGGAATTAAAAATGGCAACGAGTTCAATCCTTCCAACTAATAGTTTAGAAGAATTTAGAATCCAATTTAATAATTTGGTTTCTGATGTTGGTGGTATTACTGCGTCAGACACTGTTTCTGGCGATTTTTCTGTGGGAGGTGATTTAACTGTTACAGGAACTACTTCTTTCAGTGGTTCTGGCGTAGGGTTAGCTGCTGGAACTACGCCATTAACAACATTAGACATAGATGGTGGTACAGACATAGGTGCTGCTATCGTTGATGCAGATTTATTGATCATTGATGATGGCGCTGGTGGTACTAATAGAAAAACAACAGTTGCAAGACTTAAAACTTATATCGGTGGTGGTGCTGGTTATTTTTTCGGTAGGAGCGCTGGCGAAATCGGCGGCGATTCGGCTGATGGACTCTCTGATATATTTAGGGTAAATACTGCAACATTAGCTAACAATGTCACAATCGCAAGCGGAACTAACGCTACTGCAACAGGCCCATTAACTGTTAGTTCTGGAGTTACTGTTACTGTGACTGGCTTTTTAGCTGTAATAAATAGTATGACCGTCACCGGCACCGTTAATGTGTCCGGCGATTTAGAAGTAATTTAAAAATAACTATGCTATATAAATAGGAGATATTAAACCATGAGTGAACTAAAAGTAAATAAAATCTCACCGGCAAGTGGAACAGCGACGACCATTGGGGATTCTGGTGATACTTTTACTATCCCAAGTGGTGCGACATTAACGGTTGCTGGAGCATTAAATGTTACAGGAACTACAGCTTTAGCAGATGGAACTGTCGCTATTGCCGAATTAGATATTGATGGTGGAACTGATATTGGTGCTGCAATTGTTGATGC